TATTTGATGAAGAATTTCCAAATCAAGTAATTTTTGTTCTATTATAGTCAAAGCTGATTTTATTTCCAAACTTTTTTCATCAAGATTTAAATTTTTTGATAGCGTTTCTTTAGCATCGTTTTGCAAAGCGTTTATTTTGACTCTCTTTTTAATTTGATTTTTCAAATGGTTCAACCGCATTTCGTCAAACGATGCTCCTTCTTCTGTTTTTTCCCCAACTTCTCCTAGCACTTTTGCGTAATCCTTATTTAAAGAAATAGCTGATTCTAAAATTCCTCCTCCACTAATTTCTTTTAGTTGCTTTGTGTATTCAGCTTGCTTGGCGTTCAGAGCTTCAATAGTATTAGGCACACCTTCTAAAGCCTTAACATATTCATTTGTTTGTTCGGTTGCCCCTTCTGTCTCTTCGCTAAAAAAACCTAATTGATGAACTAATTCTGCTAGCGCCAACGCAAGAATTCCTACACCAGATTTAACCATAGCTATTTTAAATTTTTGAAGCTCTATAGTAGCTAATTTTGTTTTTACCGCAACACCAGCATAAGCTAAAGCTAAAACGCCTATAGCAATTCCGTATGATTTTATTCTGCTTTCATCAAGCAAATCTAAAAAACCAGCCAAAGCATTTACTAGTGGCTGAAAAACATCAATAGCTACGTTTCCAATTCTTGCTGTAAAGTTTTCAAAGGCTGCTGTAAGTTGGTTTATAGAGTCAATAGGCGATAATGTTTCTTTGCCCAAAAGAGCAACTTTTTTTCTTGCAGACTCTAATGTAGCATTTAAAAAAGCTTGTTTTTTTTCTGCATCGGTTAATTTTGATGCAGTCTTACCTAATTCTTTGGCATATTTTTCGTAAGCTTTATTGCTATCTACAATAATACCAATATTATCAAGCATAAGCCTTGATTGTCGACCAATACCCGTAACAAGCGATTCTACAGATCTTCTAGTGTCTACACCTAAAGACCTACCAAGTCTTTGCGCCATATCAAACATTTCAGCCATTTCATCAGAATTTTTAGTAATCCCAAGAACCATAGCGTTATTTGCCTGCTGAAACAAATCAAAATTAGACATTGTGCCGTCTGTAGCCGACCTTAATTTGTCCATGGCTATGCTAGCATTTTCCGTTCCTCCTTGAAGATTAGTAAAAGCGGTTTCCATGGCTTGTAATTGGGAGGCTTGTTTAGCAAATTGAGCTAATTGCCTTCCACCCAAAGACATTGCAAAAGAAAATAAAAGCATTTTATTACGCAATGTTGCAAAAGTTGATTCTGAAAGCCTAGTTGCTTTTCGCTGTTTAGCAAAAGCTACATTTAGGGTATCTAACCCCTTTGCTAGCTGTTGAGCATTTCCTTCAATGAGTGATTGTGCGGCAGCAATTCTTAATATAGATTGCTCTAGTTTTCTGTCGCCCTGTGCTTTAAACTTTATTAGTATTCTTTCTGACATCTATATCCTTCTTTTCTTTTTTAGCAAATGCTTTTCTGATTGCAAATGCCCGCCTAACCCATTTAGCTGGCTGATTGTCATAAGACCCCTCATAAGGAGGTATATTAAATTTTTCACAGTATGTATACCTTTCTATGTCTGAACTTAAACAGCTGTCCATAAATTGATTAGGACACGCAAAAAAAGGTATTTGTGCTACTAATGATTCAACAACATCAAATGATTTGTTTTGTTCTTGGTTGACTTGGACAGTCTCCTCTATAATAAGATCGGCAACTGCCCAAACATCATCCATATTGTCAAATCTGCGTTTTTGCCTAACTCCGTCAATCAAGACTGGAATTTCAGCCGAATAAGGAAAACTGTGATACTGACAACCCTCGCAAGTAGGTAAAAGTATATTAAGTTCTACTTGGAGGGCTTCTCGTTTCCCTCAAACAACACTTTCTGAATTTCTAAAGCGATGTTAATCCTGTCTTCATCGTTTATTTTTCTAATAGTGTCGTCTGAAGAGTCTACTAATGCTATTTGCAAAATTTTGAGACAGTTATAGTTAGGGTCTACAATCTCTACCCCTCCATCAACTGATTTAACCATATTCATCAGTATGTCTTTTAACTTTGCTTCATCAGCAATAGTAAACTCTTTAATCTTAAACGCTTTTTTATTTTTTAGTTTTATCTCCATTTAAACATCCTTTTTTTATTTATTAGTCACTCAAATCAAACTCAACTAACGCATCAGTTCCATCATCAACAGCTTTCAGGCTCACATCTAACATCATAATATCCCCTTCTGAATATGCTACATTAGTTAATACTGCATTGTCTGTTTGAACCCCAAACTTTCCATTATTAACAACTACAAAACTGTTTCCACTCAATGCTGCTGTTTGAGTGTCAAACGAGTTTATTAATGTTTTAGTCTCACCATCATATTTTATTTGACAGTCATGTGTAACTGAACATTCAACTCCTCTACTAACAACCTCGTACCCTGTTGCTGTGATACCAGTAAATACAGCAGGATAATCTATTGTAGTTGTAAAGCTATTTAAAAGTGCATCAATATTGAATACTTTTATTCCACTTGCTGCTGCAAGAGTTGTGTCTGTTGTGTTAGCATAAACTGTACCGCCTGCTGTTGGTTCACCGCTATCTACAGCCGATTCATTTAAGTCAGGCACTTTTCCTGTTTGTAGTGTAGCGCTAAATTTATATCTACCACCCTCTGTTCCTGTGTCAGCAGATATAGAAAAGTTTGTAACCACGCAACCAGGCATCTCTAAACTTCTTTGATTAGTATGGTCTGATGGTCTAATGATCGCAGTAAGAGATGATGCGTTATTTGTGACCGCTGCACCATATTTAAAACCTGCAATTTTATGTCCAGATGCTATGCTTTGATTTGTGTCGTCAGCTTGAGCTGCACCACATATATTAGCTAAAAGCAATCTGTGCCCAACATCATCATGTAGAGTTCCAGATATTGATAGCTCTACTACTCTTAATTTATTATCTTGAAAGAAATCTTCGTCTTTAAGTGTTGCTCCAACTCCATTTCTTACGTCTAATACTTGATTTACATTCAACGAAGGAAATCCTACAGAATCTACATCTAGTTGATACATATTAGATGCGTGTATACCTGATGTTCCAGAATTTGTTGCATCAGAAGCAATCCATAACTGAAATTCCTTCGGAGAAAAAGCGTGTCCTACTGTTGGCATTATTTATCTCCTTTCTTTTTTGATGCTGACTCTACAACATCTATGTTATCTTTAATCATTTCTGGAACAGATTTTGATTCAACAGCCTTTCCTGCCTGCAAATCCGCCCACTCTTGTTTTGTCATTCCACAGCTTTTCCAAGCATTGGGAAGAGCTTGTGGATTTTTTAGCTTTATTTTCATAATCCCTCCTTAAGAGATATTTCCTGTGTGTTGTCCTTTCCATTCCCATTGAACCACATAGGCTCCCGACTCTTCATCAGGATTTAATTCAGTTGTTTCAAACCTACAGTTATATAAGTTACTGTTATCTGCTAGTGTAACAGAAGTGTTATCATGTATTAGTGCTTCAATTCTTGATGTATATCTTAAAACGTGGTCTAATGCCGTTTTTTTAATATTGTGTTCGGCAAAAAAATAGAACACATTAATTGTAAATTCCCTTGATTCAGACGTGATATTATACTCTAGCAAGTCGCTTCCAATAGGCTCGAGCCGAACAAATTGAGTTCCTTCGCTACCCTCTTCTCCTATATATACAGGCAAGGCTCCTTTAAATTCTGTGCGAAGAATACTTCTTAACTTGTCAAGAATGTTCTTCCAGTTGTTTGTAAATGTTACAGCCATTATTTATAAAACCTTCTATTTGGTGTTGCTGTTCTTGTAAGCTTAATAGATTTCATGTCAGATGAGTCTACATACTCCTGCCTTCCAGTTACTTCAATTTCCCATTCATCATCTGCGTGTGCCTCTGAATTATCGGCTGCGCCTGCAAACCTAATCTGCAAGCCTCCAGCCAAAGCTTGAAAGTCTCCTGTAATTTTTTCGTTAGTCACTACTCGATTGTTTTTTAATCCATTTGAATCTTTAACATATACGCTATAAGTAGCTGTTCCTATTGCGCCAGCCGTATCTATATCTAATTTAACTAAATCCCAACTACCACTATATTCTCCCCTAGTATCTACAGGATGCAAAGCTCCTTGTATTGTTGTGGCTTCTCGTATTATTCCTTGTGACGCATCTGCTGTATTTTGCCAAGACAAAGCAGCTTTTCCCTCATTCAACAAAGCTATATTATTTTCAGCCTCTTCCATAAAAGATGTGGCTAATTCAGAATTATGATCTTTAGTCCTTATCATAAAACAAGAAGCAATTAAGCCAACTGTTCTTATAACCATATAGTCATAGTTCCCTGACTTATCTTTTAGTTGCTCTCTAGGCAAAGAGGGGTCAACTCTTGAATCAAAGTATCGGCTTGCATCTGCTCTATATTGAGTTACCATAGTTGTAAAATCTTCTCCCGCCTCAACAAGTATATCGTTAGGGTTTAAAGTTGCGCCTGCACTTGTTGTTAAAAATATTTGAACAGAATCTGTGCTTGAAGAATAGTTAAACTCGTAATTTGCATTAGGGCTGTCTGTAACAGATGTTCCCTCAACGCCATCAAAAAATAATTGAGTAATCAGTCCTGTGTCATTAGCTTGATACTGATTAGTTGTATCTGTGTCTGTCCACCCATAGATAGGAGTCTTTTGGTCAAACTCATCCATTTGAGGAAATATTCTTTTTAATTCTGCGTGTGTAATATATGTTGGTGCTGTTGCCATTTATTTGCCTCTCATTTTTTTTCTTACAGACCTAGAATAACTAGCTCTTTGTTTACCTTTCTTTGTTGCCGCTCTTTTCTTTCTATTTTCATAGGCTTTCTGGGACTTTGTTAAGCTTTCTCGCACAGATTTAGGAAGATAGCGACCTCTTTTACTCTTTGGCTTTTTCTTGTCCCTAGAGCTTAAATAATCCCATTTTTGAGCAGTCCATTTTTTTAAAGAACGCTGTGATTTCTTAAGTGCCATTATCTGTACCCACCGCCTTTTGCTTTATATTGTCTAGCTAGCATCTGTGCTTTGCGAGCCGACCATTGACCAGCTCTACCACCTTTTGATCCTGCTTTTATTTTATAAAACAATCTCTTTCTCATAGTAGGTTTGGTATAGTTACCTGCTTTATTTACTGTTGATTTTCTTTTTTTCCTAGCCATAATTTACCACATTTTGCAAGACCAATATCTTGCTGTTGTTTTATCTTTTGCTGTAGCACATCTGTGCCTTGCCCTAAAAGACTTTCTTCTAGCAGGGCTTGATTTTTTAATTCTCATGTTAGGGTCACCAAAAGCTACTCTTTTTACTTTACTTCCAGCTTTTACATACACTTGGAACTTTTTTCTCCCATAGCCTGTTTGCCCTCTACGAATACGAGTTGGTTTATTTAATCTAACTGATTTTCCTTTAAACTTTGCCAACTCACTTTTTCCTTTTAATTCTTCTTTTAACTTTTCTCTTCATTTTTCTTTTTTTGCCATATCTCATTTTTCCGTATGCCATATTTCCTCCTTAACCTAAACTTATTACTCTTATTTCTGTATCTGATTTAGAGTTGCAGCTTCTTGCCTCTAAAGTAACTGCGCCATTAATGGTAGTAGCGCTATCTTCCACACCTCCTGAATGAGCTGCTTCAGTATTGACGCTAACAACAAACTCTGCATTTGGGTAAGCATTTATATTAATTTCGCCTGTCTCGTAGTTGACTGTAGCGCTACCTCCCGCACCTGTTAAATTTCCTTTTCCATCATCAAGCAAAAAAGCATTTACATTTTTCATTTCTGAATAAGTAACAGAATCTCTTATAGTGTCGTCAGGCAATTTCGCTGCAACAGCAGCCTCCAATGAACCTACGGCAGGAATTATGCCTACTCCAAATGGCGTAGTTCCGCCACTTGGGGCAGCCATTAATATTGCACCTGTGGAAAGTCTTGAGCTGTCAGTAATCCTCACATCGCCATTAACAATAGCTATGGTTGCTTTTTTATTTTTTAGATTCGTTCCAGTCGTAAATTTGTCATTAATTGCACTTTGGATTTTGCCAATTACATTGCCAAAAGTAACATCACTTGAATCAGTTGTGAAAGCTACATCATCTGACGAACCCCCCGATACTGTAAGAGCAAAAGTGTATGTTGTTGACGTAGCCAGACCTGTTTTTGTGCTAGACGTTATTCCCGACAGTCCAAACTCTTGATAGCCATGTTCGTAAAACTTAATAGCTACAGAACCTGCAACAAGTCCATCGCATACAGTATCGGCAGTTCTTCCATAGCCAAAGAAATTCATAGCCCTAAATAAACCACTACCGTTTGTTTTAGCTACTGTTGCGCTACCATTACCACCCCCATTATAAGAAGTGTCGTCAAAATCATGGTGCATATTAAAGAAAGGAAGCCTAACTGCCACATCATCTGCATGAGTTGCTGCTGTTGAGCCATACAAGCCTCTAATAATTGTAAGTGTACTGTTAGCCAAATCTGCTCCTGTCCCCACAGCAGTTACTTCACATATCTCATTTTCTAGCCTTATTAAATCACCTACTTTAAAAAACTTACTATGTCCATTTTCTAGGTTAAGAGTAGTGTGTGTAGCATCAGAACCCATTGTAGCTGATGTTGCATGGTCTACATCTGCACCACTATCAACATACTCATTAGAATCAGGGGCTGCATTGCTCACCTCTACACCTATACCACCTCCAAATTCAGTAGATGCTCCAATTAACCTATTGTTAGGCAGATAAACACATTCACCTGCTGGCAATAACATTGAAAGATAATGTGTGGCATCATTTACAGTATCTGCTGAATCAGTAGCAGCATCAGTTACCCATTCTCCTGTAGATATAAGAAGTTCACAGCCTACATTGCCAGTATTCTCTACCAATATTGCTTTTGGGGCAGTCATTGTGTCATTTCCTACACTTGTTCCATAATTAACTAAATCTATCCCTCTATTAGAATTATCTACCTTTATAACCTTATCAAAAACTACATTATAATTACCTGTTATGGTTTTAGTGTAATCTAATCCCCTGTCTGTACTTAATTTTATCTCTTTTGTATATTGAGCCATTTTATCTCCTTACTGATAATGATATTTTACGATTAATTGAGCTGTTAAATCTGTTGTTGCGCCTACATTCTCTATAAAAGCTAACACTACTTTATCTGCTGCTACATTTGCAGAATCTACTGTTAATGTTGTGCTTGTTACTCTGTCATTGCCTGTTGTTAGTGTAGAGCCATTGTGTGCTAACAATGTACCATCAGACAAATCTCCTGCACCACTTCCTGTTCCTGTAGCTATTGTATATGAAAACAAATGGAAATTAACTGTATCTGCTGCCTCTCCACCACCTAAAACCCTAACCTCATCTATAGTTATTGCAGATGGAATGTACCAGATAGAACCAACTAAAGCATTTGCATTAGCCTCTGAAGATGATAGTGTAAAAGTAGTTGCAGGGTCTGTGCCTGTTCCAAAGTCTAGTGATGTTAGCCCTGCCCAACCACTATCAACAAACATAGAATGATGTTTTCCGCTAGTGGGCTGTAGGTCGTGTACTGAATATCTTTGGATTTGAGTATTAGCATAGTTTTGAGTAGCCCCTACTTTTACTGCACTATTTGTTGTATCTACTGTTAATAAATCTGTACCACCTGATGTTTCAACCACCATTGCATCTGTTTGGTCAGAAGAGGGTTTTACATGAAGTTTGTTCTGCCCTAATGTTAAAGATGTAGATTGCCCTAATCCATCTTTAATATTTGTACCATTAGCAGTTCTGCCACTACCACTATTATCTACTTGCAGTATATCTCCATAAGTGCTTGCTATTGTTTTGTTTGTAAATGCCATCTATTCTCCTGTTGTAATTGTTGCAGGCAAAGCTAATGCTCTAATTATTACTGGTGGTGCATGTGTTCCTGTTGTCCTATTTCTTCCATGACTAATATGAACATTAGCTTCACTAGCTAATCCTGCTAAATAATAAGTAGTGTCTGTTCCTGCTGTTAGCCCTGTTACTGCAAAGCTGATATTCTGCACATAATGGTCACTTTCATCAATATAAAAAGTTTGGTCACCATCATAGGTATGTGTTTCATCTAATTCAGAATAAGATGTACCTGTAGATAAACTAAATTTTGCTCCACCTGTTATAGCAGATATGTAAAAAGAACATTGTATTTCAACATTGCCACTAGGTGGTACAGTAAATTGTATTGAGAAGTTAGTGCCTTGATCAGTTTGCAAAACTGTCATTGAGCTTGAATTTATAGTTGTGAAATTGTGGCTTACAGTTGTACTATCATTGGCTATTCTAGTGTAACCTAATATCATTCCTGCATAAGCACTATCTGTTGCACTAAACTCTGTACCATTAGCTAAAGCAGAAGTATGTTTAGTAGCTGCCATGGTTATTCTGTCATTAGCTTCATCAAAAGTAGCCATAGTATCACCACCCACTACAATCTCTAAATCATCAGCAGATGCTTCATGTATATAAGTATGCCCACCAATACCATCTAAACTTAATTTTCCTGTACCTGTTACTGCTATATCGTCTCCTGCTACTATATCTCCAAATACTGTTAAGTCCCCATTAGCGTCTAAAGACATTGCTTCATTAGTTCCTAAAACAGCACCTGTAACAAAAGAAAGAGTGCTTGTTGCCTCTCCACCATCATTGCCTATGCTCCAGCTTGTAGTTGCGCCTTCCATAAAAGATATTTGTGCATCAAAACCATCATCTGCTTGAAGAAATAAACCTGATCCTGAATCAGTATAATTACTAGCTGAATCAAGAAGTATTCTTTTGGCATCTATTTGTAGGAAATCATCATTGGAAGTAGCTTCTATAGACACGCCTCTGTACATGTTAATTTTTGTTCCACTTTCACCTACCATTTGAATGTTTCCATCTACTGTTAAATCACCATCTACTTTTGCTGTTTCAGATGTTAGATTTTTTATATCAAGCTCACCTGATGATATTCTAAAGCCTTCAGTAGACAACTCTAGCCCTGTAGAAACACCATCTACCTGTAGTGGCTTTAAATGCTGGTCAAGATTTTGTATTTCTATAGGTTTCATTTTTTAAACAATTCCAACCTCTTTTCTATTTTTTTTATCTTTCCTTGTAGCTTTTCTAACTTTAATATTTTGTTTTCTAGCTCTAATACTTTAATATCAAGCTCGTTAGGCTCCTCAACATATTTCATTATCTTGAAGAGCTTAAAGTTCTTTGCGAGTAAATCAATTATCTTATTTATAACGAGCTTCTGTAACATTATTTGTCAGACTTCAGTCCTTTAATCAACCCTCTAACCATCGAGCCGAATATATTATCTATCAAATCAATAAACCAAGGCTCTATAGTTTTATTCCATACGCCTTTAGTCCAGCTAAACTTGCTTAATCCTACTGTCATAGCAACACCAAGCTTTTCAAATCCGCCTTCTACAAAGGCACAAATCTTTTCATTAGGTATCTTTTTTAGTATAAAAAGCACAATACCACCACCACCTAATCCTAAACTTAAACCTAACCATTCCATAGTTATTCTCCTTTATTTTCTAATCTTTTTACTTTGCCACGAAGACTTCTTACTTCGTTTTCAAGTTTTCTTATTTTTAAACCAAAGCTATTTATCTTGATGTCTAATTCGCTTCTCATCATTTTTAAAAGCTTCTTATCTTGCAAACTACTTCTTATCAATTTTCTTCCCATTTGCTTAAATCTAACATTTGCAACGGTCTTTCTATTGTATGGTCTTTAAGCTTATCGTTTTGGATCTGTATCTTTGTTCCACCTTTTACAAACGGCTTTCCATTAGCAGTTCCAATATCGTAAGCAAAGAATGTTGTTTTCCAAAAACCAACCCTTATAACTCTTGCAGGGCGACCGTCTAGTATCACTACATCGTCAGTATTCAAGTCTTTACCGAGGAAGACCTTTAACCCTTCAACAACTGTTTCTATTGTTGATTTAAACAATAATAGAGCAACGCCAGATACAAATAACCATACCCAGTTTCCTAAAAAACCTTCTGCTTGTTTCTGTAGTTCCTCTTCGTTCATTCATTACTTCATTAACTTATAAATTTTTACACATATATATACGAATGTCGCCAACCCCACTAAAACTCTAACTAAAACAGGCAACCATTCCATCCAAGTAACAACCATGCCGCTAGCACCTGCTGTTACTGTTCTTAAGCTATCTAGCATAAATACTCTCCGAAAATATTGGAGGCGTTGAGCAATTCCTATCTTCCGTATAATAAGGAGAGGTAAAGCTTAAGGATGTATTATACGACCACCTTGAATATGGTTTCAGTTTTCTTGCTTTTTTTGGCTGATTTTGCATTGTACGCCTCCAAAGTTTTATCAATGTTATAACCCTTACAATTTACATTTTGCAAGTCTATTTTAATTCCATCTCGATTTCCATTATCATAGAACACATAGGCGTTCTGACTTGCTCTTCCACCGAGATTTAAAGCTTTTTCAGAGTAGTCGTTGGCTCCCACCATACTTGAACTTCTCCCAAAACAATCTCCTACTCTAGCTGAATGGACGTGACCAAATATAACATAGTCTATCCTAACCCCTTTCATAGAGTATCTTCCACATATTTGGTTTATAGACTTTTCCACACCTGCGCTTATGGCTCCATGACCATGAAGCATTAAAAGGTTTTGCCCTGCTACGTTTATAACTATTTCAGATGGGTCACCATCTATAAAATGCACTTTTGATTCCTTAAATAAATACCTTAAACAAGTAAATATAGTATAATCATAGTTATCTGTAGCTACTGAATTTGACCAACCCAACTCTTTATTGGCACGTCCTTCATTCCCTACTACACTTGCAACACTTACATTAAAGCTTTTATTTAGGTCAAGTATAACTTGTTGCATTATGTCGACTGCTAAAAAGGTAGCTTTTGCCCTATTTGAAGCCTGATTAAGTAATTCATCCAGCCTTCGGTCACTATTCATTAGATCTCCAGTTAAAGCAACCACAACTTGGCTAACTCCATTAACTTTGAAATAAGCTGATGCCTTTTCTACAAAATATTGGCATCGTTGAGAGGCAACTTTAAAGTCATATTTATTGTTCTGAAGTTCAACTAATTCATTAAAGTGAACGTCACTAAATTGGATGACCCCAACCGCCCTTTTACTAATCTTATGACTTTTAGTGAGCTTGTGTAGTCTGTTCTTTTCAAAAAGCTTTTTTAATTCTTTGCTGTATTCTTCTACAGCGTTTTCAATTCTTGCGTGTTCTCTAAAGCCCTTTCTTTCTATCCTTGTAACATCTTGGGCTTTTTGCTTCTCTTTTCTATACCTGACATTCTCTCGGAGAAGCTCTAAATCCTCTATAGGATTGACAGTTCTATGCTTACAGCCCCTACACTCATATCTTTGTTTGTACTTATCAAACCCACTTTTGGTTAGACCTCTATTGTAGCATCTAGGGCAAGCTAGAACTTTATTTAAGTATTCATCAGATGACATAATTTACCTTATGGCGTAGATAAAAAGCAACTAAAGAGATTTTATTATTTCGGATAGTTCTTTAGCTCTATTAGGCGTTTGCACAGCCCATTTGGAATCAAGCATTTCTTCAGAGGCTTTTTCCCATTCTGCTTCTTCTAGATACGCTATGGTTTTCTTAAATTTGCAAAATCCTGCAAAGCCTAATTGATATGCCATGTTAAGCATAACGTTCCTGACTTCTATAGGACTTTCTTGAAACCAATCAAATTTCTTTTCAAATCTTTCTTCTAATGCTTCTAATTTTTCAGTAAGAATCAACTCGCAAACTTCTTCAGAAAGATGTAAGTCTTTAATAGCAAACCCCACTCCAATGGTGTCTACCCCAGCCGTACATTTATATACAGTAGGTTTATATCCTTCGTGAATTTTTAATTGTTCTATTATATCTTTCATAATATGATACTGTTCTGTCCAGTATTGGTATTTATTTTGCACTCTTTTTAGAAGCTTTCTTTTTCGGCTTTGAGCCTAGCTCTTTCCATCCAATAGCTTTAGCAGCATCAATATCTTCTTTTTTAAATTCTTTAACTAGTTTTGTTCCGTCTGATTTTTTTATAGTTAATTTCATATTTTCCTTTAAGGTTAAAGGGGGCGGTTGCCCACCCCCTTAATTTATAGCTACTTATTAAGAAGCTGGGCTTACTAATGCGAAAACTTTTTTGTTTCCAGCAGTAGTGCTACCAGTAACTAAACAACCATAAACGCTATCTGCAACAAATCTTGTAGATAGAGAAGGTAAGTGATAGTCACTTTGCACTCTAGCTTTCATTCCTGGAGAATAAGCAATGTGCATAGCATCTTTATGTATTAAGTATCCAAGCAACTTCTCGCTTTCGTCTGAAACGCCATTAGCGCTAAAGTTACCAACTGGTGAAGATGAAGCTGCTGAAGAGGTAGAACCTGCGCCGTAGTGCATAAAGTTATTAGAAACAATAACTTGTACTCCACCTAGCTGTCCAGCAAAACCATTAATAAATGGGTTTTGGTCTCCAGCCAAACCAGTTCCTTCATATTTAGCAAATTCAGCTAATTTAAACAAGCTACCATAAGTTGCTGGTGTAAGAACCATAAAGTAGTCACTTGCGTTAGAATCGTTTGTATAGATAGCTTCTAACATATTGGCTACACCCGCAGCAATGATGTCTGTTGAATCATGAGTTGTGTTTAGCTCAATAGTATTTCCAGCCTGATCGCCATCGTCTGTTCCGTTTGCATAATTGAAAGCAACTTCTTCAAATACTTTAAGAGCTAGGTACTGGTCTACTTTTTTAGCTAAAGCATATCCAAGTTTAGATGTATATAGATTCATTACATCATAACCTGACTGAACTTTTGCAACATCAGTAATTGAAATTGCGCTGTGGATAGCTTGATTGATGTCTAAAAAGTATGCGTCTTCAGCATCAGTAGATTTAGCAAAGGCTAAATTTGTGTCAATCAAAGTTTCAACAGCAGCTGTTCCGCCACCATAAGTGTCAGAAGCAGTTAGTTCAGTTTGTCTTGGCAAGTGTATTCTATCTCCACCGGCTGCAACCAATCCAGATAAATCATTTGCCATAGCACCAAAAACTAGATTTTTTTCCATGTAATCCATTATTGATGCACCCCATACTTCAGGGATAAACTCTTGTAGTGTAGCTTCATTTCCTGAATCTTGCAAACCACCAGCAAGTGCAACATTGTTTGTTCCAGCCAAATTCATTTGGATTCTAGAAGTAACATGGAAATCCATGCCAGACTGAATCCAAGGCTTTTGACCTTCAAAAGTTAAGTTAAACATTTATTTCTCCTAATATTTTTAGTTGCCTTTTGCCTTACTTTCATAGAAAGCTCTTCTTTCAGAATCCGTCATGTCTTTCCAGTCTTTGTTCATGACAATATCCTTGCTTCTTCCTATAACTTCAGGGGCATTAGGCTTTGTGTTTGTAATTTTACTAGTAACAAATTCAAGGGTCTCTAAATCGAGTCTTGATAATTGTTCTCTTTCGTTTTCAGGATGTTTTTCTAATAAGGAAGTTCGTCTTGCTTCTTCGTATTTAGACCATTTTTCAGCATTAGAGCTTAAACTTTCTATTTTAGAAGACGCCTCATTGTATAAGGTTTTAAAATCTTCTTTTTCTTTTAGCTTGGCTTCTTCTGCTTTTGCGATCTTTTTTTCCATTTCTGAAATACGAGCTTCTGCATCCTGCGCCCTTGCTCTGTACTTTTTGCTTTCTGCTATTAATGCGCCAACATCAGGCGAACTTGTTGGTGATTCTTGTGTAGGCTGCTCACTTACTGTTTCGCTTGCTACTTGATTTTCTTGGGACATACTGCCCTCCTATATATTGTTAGTTTTAAAAATATAAATACTATATCTTGTATTTATCTTTCGCCATAACTTATATTATGTCAGTTGTCAATTACAACAATTAATGAAAAATAATTTAAAAGAAGAGCTAGATTTTAAGAAGTCTTGGTTTGATTATATGGGGTATAAACCTCACAAAGGTCAAGAAAAATTGCATTACCCAACTAAAGATACGGCTCGGTTTTTTGTTATGGTGTGTGGTAGAAGATTTGGCAAGACGACTTGTTCTGCTATGGAAGCCACGTTTGTTGCCTCGCAGCCGAATAAAAGAATTTGGTGCGTAGGGCTATCTTACGACAAAGCAGACTTAATGTTCCGAGAAATTTGGAAAAAGATGGTAGTTGGACATTCCAACGATATTATAAGGGCTTCTGAAAAAGAAAGATACATTAAGTTTAAATGGGGGACAGTTGTTGAGGGTAAATCGGCAGATAACCCTGATTCATTGGTAGGTGAAGGTTTAGATTTACTTATTATTGATGAGGCTGCTAAAGTAAAAAGAAAGATATGGGATATGTATTTATCTCCTACTTTATCAGACAGAAAGGGTAAAGCGATATTTATTTCTACCCCTGAAGGTTTTAATTGGCTCTACGATATGTATTTGCTTGGGCAGAAAGATGAATTATGGGAATCTCACCAAGCACCTTCTTGGGATAATCAGTTTGCTTTTCCAGAAGGACAAGAAGACTCTTTTATTGTTGAGCGTAAGAGAAATATGTCAAAAGAATCTTACGACCAAGAATATGGAGCAAAATTTACAACATTTGCTGGTCAGGTTTACCCGTTTGACCGCAATTTAGATGTCGGCTATTTTCCATACAATCCAAACTACCCTACTTTTTGTAGTATTGACTTTGGATACAGGATGCCAGCAGTAGCTTGGTTTCAAACACAGTTAATAAATGGGGAATGGCACATAAATATAGTAGATGAAATTATACACGAGAAAAATATTAAAACAGATGAACTTGTTAACAGGATTAAATCAAAGCCATATTATGTTAGGGCTTACTACGGTGATCCTGCTGGAAAACAAGCTCAAGGACAATCGGGTATGGGGGATATTGAGATATTTAGACAAAATGGTATAATAATACAAACTATCAGAGACAAAGTCTCAAGAAACATATCTTCTGGCATAAGCCATGTCAGAGGTTTTATAGAAAATGCTATGGGCAAACGATACCTACATGTTGATAAAAAATGTCAAGGCATAGCAGAAGATTTAGAAAATTATCGTTATCCAGAACACAAAGAGGGGTATGATTTGAAGCCAGACCCTGTAAAAGATGGTTTTCATGACCATGGATGTGATATGGTTAGATATTTTTTTATAAACAGATTTCCAATTAAACAACAACAACTTATAGTGAGGAAGAGATGACAGTAGAACAAATTATTGAAGAAGCAATTAGAGAATACAAATTATCAGAATCGCAGCAAAGAAGGAGGCATGTAAGAAAATTAGTAGACTATTACTGTGGCTCCAACACATCAAACTACATAGAGCAGTATTTTGATTCAGACGCATTTAGAGAAGTTCCTTGCTATGAAGCAAACTTTACAAAACGATTTATTAACAAAATGAGCCGAATATATACTGTGGGAGCAAACAGAAATGTAAGCGATGCTTATGACAACCTTACTGTAATGAAAGATGCCAGGATGAAGCATGTAGAAAGAATGACCCGTTTGATTGGAACTATTGCTACACAGGTTGTATTTATAGACGGAGACATGCCTCATTTTGATTACAGACCTGTCTATTACTTTGATGTTCATCTTGGCGATAATCCTTTTAAGCCTGAAGCAATTACGTATCCAGTTTTGATGAACTCTGACGATGTTTCTCACACAGAAAAATTAAAGTATGCTTATTGGGACAAAGGAATGTATGCTTTGTACGATGAAGATGGAAACATACTAGAAGAATATGAGCATGGTTATGGAGTTCTTCCATTTGTATTTACGCACAGAGAAAATCAATTAGACTCTTTCTTCGTAGATGGAGCAGATGATATTGTGTCTTGTAATGAGCATGTTAATATAACGATGACAGAGCTACAATTAGGGTTAAGATTTCAAATGTTTGGTCAGCCTTATGTAACTGGGCTGCAAGCCGATAAAAGACTAGAGAGAGCAGGTTCAGATACAATACTTGACCTACCTGAAGGTTCTGTGTTTGATATAGTGGCTCCTGAAGCTGATTTGCAGTCAGTAATAGAGACTGTTAAGTTTCAGGTTGATTTAGTTGCTCAAAATAACCATTTATATGTTCAATTTGCTCAAGATGGCGGAGAAGTTCCAAGTGGAATTGCATTAAAGATTAAAGACTTGGAAAGATTTGAAGACTATCAAGATGATATTGAATTATGGAAGATGTATGAGCATGAATTATACCATGTTGAGAAAGAAATTGCAGATTATAATGGCATTAGACTACCAGAAAGTCTTAAATTAGACTTTAATGAGCCTGAATATCCTAAAACAATGCAAGATCAGATTCTTTGGGATAACCACAGGCTTCAAAACAACTTAATAACAAGAGCTAAACTGATGGTTGAGTACAATGATGACCTTTCTTTACAAGAAGCAGAAGCATTAGTAGCTGAAAACAAAGCAAAAAACGAGGTAGAAATAGTTGAGAGTTAGAATGAAAACAAGCATCACCTTTGATTTTTTTAAACTTTCTAAATTTTTAGCAAGCCAAGAATATAGATCCTTAAAATCAGAATCTATTGGTCAGCCGACCGTAAAAGCTATGAAAAAATTTATAAAAGCAGGTAATGTGACACCTCAACTTGCAGACGCAACTAAAAAAACAAGAAAATTCAGAAAAACAAGACCTTCTATAGGCGGTCACAAGCCTCTATATGATACAGGGGCTTTAGTTAATGGGATTATGTATGATAAAGGAGAAAATGCTATTGTGGGGCTAGCTAGAGGTAGAGATGGAAAGCATTATACCAAATTTCATTTAACAGACAATGTTACGCCTAATGGAAAACCAGTCCCTGCTAGAAATTTTGTCCAACAAACACATGATGCTATGAGTACAGATTTAGCAAAATCATACTTTGACACACAGTTTGGAAAAAAATTGCTTGCAGGAATAAAAAGAAATTTAAGTAGACGTTTAGCCCGATAACTAGGAGGACGCATGGAATCATTTGAAAAGAAAATGCTATTAGAGCTTTTAAAAACAATCAAAAGGTGTGATGATAGGCTAAAAACTCTTGAAGAAGTCCTCTATGTCGATGAAAGTGAAGCCGAAGATATTGTAACTCCTATAAGTAGAGAGCTTTATGATGCAGTCAAAGAAGCGACTGGTAGCGGTTTAGTCTTTATGGCTATCGCCTAACTTACCGTCAATATCCTTAATTTGCCCCTGTAGAGCCTTAATTGCTAGTTTCATGGCGTATATCTCTGCCATACAATAAATAATGCCTTTATCCCTATCTTTATTCGTTTTCTTTGCTTTCTTGCTCTTCATTCTCCCTCCTTATGATTTCTTCTCTCCAAGATTTTTTCTGTGCAGGCGTAGGTCTTCTAGCAGGTAATGGGTCAACACCCACTTTCTTTGCCCTTGAAAGCCACTCATTCCACTCTCTACGCTTCTTATTGTAAGCTTGTTTCTCTTTCTCGGTCTTTATGGCTTTTTTTATTTTCTTCTTTTCTTTACGCACTCTTTGACGCTGATCTTCAGTATTTCGTTCAGGTAAGTCTACGTTTGTATCAGGAACACTATCAATTATCTCTTCTACTTCAGCATCTTCGTAATCAATTTCCGCCTTTTCTGCTTTCAAGAACTTCTCAAAAGGACTATCAATAGTAACATTAACATTCTTAACCAACTTACCACTGTGTTCCAACACAAGTCTTCCTGCCTGCACATTACCCGCTTTAGCCTCCCTGACCATCGCTTGCAATACCGCAGGCAGTTCTCCCCCAAATTCTACCATATACCTTTCGTATATCGCATCGACGAAGTTAGGGTTTTTCCTCCAAACATATATTAACTGCGCAGAAACGCCTAATTCTTTAGCAACTTCCGCAGCCGTAATATCTGGTTGAAGAGCATATAATTCTATCGCCTTCTGTACATCAGGTCTTTTTAATAAATCGCTCATCCGTAATAGTTAAAAGAGTTTCTTAAATACTGTTCTATCCACCAACAACGCCCATTATCCGAAGCCTTAAGGATTGCCTTTTTAATGTCTTTACCCCTTAAAGTAGACCTTGCTTTGTTCTTTTTCACTAAATCTTGTGTTTCCATTGCACTAATATACTACATCTGGTAGTTCTTATCCAAATTTTATCTGTAGTTCCATTTTGTATTTTTTGAGTCATGCTGTCTGCACAGCTTTCTCCTCGGTCATACGCTTTAGGGGGGTGTGTGCATAACGTGCAACCATAAACGTGCAACACGTGCAGGGGTTTGTAGTTCATGTGGTAATTATAAGCGAGACAATAACCCTTTTTAGGCTCTTTTTTTAGATATTTTTAATATTGAATAAAAAGATATTTTATTTTGTTTTATGGTATATAATAGAATGATATATATATACGGCTTTACATCTGTAATAATTCATATTAAAAAAAAAGCTAACACTATATATATTTTATTTTGTAAGTTAACTTTGTTATAATGAATTAATACAAGGAATTAAATAAAATGAGTTTAAAAAACAAAATAGAAAAAAATAAATATAATAGAATAGATATTACAAGTTATTCAGATAATGAATTAAGCCTCTTAACATATAATACATATGAACTATATGAAATAAGATATAGTATAGTATTAGTAGATATATTGAAAAGGCTTTACAGATTTACAGACAAGCAGTTAAAAGTGTTATTAAGTGATTTAGCAAGTGAATTAAAGGAAAATAAAAGGAATAAATAATATGCTATATTTTAAAAGATGTTTCAAATGTAATAAAAATTCTTGGGATTTAATTGTTGCGGATGGCAAATTTGATTCAAAGAAAAAAAAGCTATACTGTCAAAATTGTTATTACAATAAAGCAAGAAAAAAAGATTTAAAAAACTATAAAAGTATTGATTTAATGAAACTTTTAAAAGGAAATAAATAAAATGATAGACTTAAGATATAAACCTTATACAAATAAAGATTATTTAATTGACGAAATATGGGCAAAGATGTTAAAAAGTAATCCTTTAGAGACAAAAAAAGAACATAAAAAACAATTAAAAAAATTAACTAACAATATGCTATTAGATATATTATCAGCATTAAATAAAAGGAGTAAATAAAATGTTAATATATAAAAGTAAAAATAATAAATACAGGTTAGAATTTGATAAAAGTAAATATAATACAGGATATTGTTTAGACTTTTTGGTTGATGGCGTTCCAAAACAACTAATTAATTTAAGCAAGGAAGAAGTTTTGAAAATGGCTGAATTTGTAAATAAAAGGGAGGGTTAATAAAATGTACAAAATGACAATAGAAAAAAACGGTAAGAAAAAAGATATTAAATTAAGGCATAATAGAACTTTAAAAGCTAAATATTTAGCACCTACTAATTATAGAGGATCAAGAGTTAAAATAACTGATTGTAGGCATTTAGATAGCATTATTATTAGTTATGATTATTCTTTAAACGGCGTAAAAGAAATAGCACTATCAGAACTAATTAAAAAAGGTATTAAAGTTAATTCATTTTCTTATGATGAAAAGTCGCATGAATATATTTTTAATACTTATGATTTTAAAACAAGCATAAAAGGGAGTTAATATGAATAAAAAGCAATTAGAATATTTTATAAAAACTGATAAACATAATTTATTAATTATGGATGAAAATAAAATAAAATACTTATTTAAAAGGCTATATTATAAAATAAAAGGCTTTTTTAATAGGCTGTTAGATAGCTTTGAAAAAATAGAGTCTAGCAAGCATGCAAGTAAATTCGTAACGATCAGCCTCTTGTGGCTTTGCTTGCTGCTTTGTATAGATATATTTAAAAGATTAATTTAAAAGGGGGTTAAAATGGAAAATAATGATTGGTTTGATTTTTGGAACAATAACAAAAAAATAAGCTTTCAAAATAAATTAACAGTTTTATTATTAGCTGTTAATAATGGAGATAAAAAAGCTAAACAATTTTTAAATATAATAGATAATGCTAAAAAAGGAGCTTGAGGTTATGAACTATAAAATAAATGAAAAAGAGAGAAGATTGATAAAATATTCATTAGAAGAGTTTTATCACGAAAATATAAAAAAGTGCAATAGTCAAGAAAATAAAAATATAATAAAAGATTTACTGCACTTATTTAAGTAAAATAAAAAAGGAATAAAAAGAGCTCGTTTTTACGGGCTTTTTTTATATCTAATATTTACCATCACTTAAAATTTTAAAGGCTTTAAAAGGCGTATTTTAAATTGATTTAATAAGGCTTTTATTTAATCTTAAATATTAAAGGCTAGATTTAAATCTATATATATAAGTATAATGAATATAAAAAAACATATAATAAAAATTATAAATTCGGTGATTATTTCGGTTGCCTGGAATTATAAATTTAGATTATAATTTTGGTTTATAAATTTAGATTATAATTTTGATCAACATTTTAGATTATAAATTCTCTTTATAATTATAAATTTATTTTATTTTTTGTTTTGACCTTAAATATATTCATTATAAATTATTATCAAGTAATTAGGGATTATAATTATAAATAAAAAAGGGAGTTAAGAGTATGGAATATTATATTGACAGTAAGAATGATGCTAGAAAATATATTATAAAAAATAATAGATGTTTTTATACAGGCAAAGTAGGTGTTAAAAAAGATGCTTGTTTTTTAAAATTTGTTTTAACTGCTTGTTATAAGATAAATGAAAAAAATATAAAAAAATGTAGCTTTGATAATTTTAAAAACATTATAGATAATGATTTATCTAAATCTTTTATTTCAGAAGTAGATTATAAAAAACTTTATAAAAGATAACAATTATAAATAAATAGGAGATTATAATAATGGCTAAAATTTTAAACTATCCAGCCGAACCAAGCCACATTATAAATTATATTGATACAGATACATTTCAGTTCTTTATATATTGGTTAAGAGATAAACTTATAGAAGAAGGTGAGTATGATGATCGGCAGATTATGAGCATTATAATACAGGCTATGTTTGAGAGTTATAAATACAATAATGAGTTTCAAGAATACTTAAAATACAGAGAGGAGTTATAAAATGAGTAAAATAAAAGGACATATACACGATTTTTTAGAGCAATCTTACGAGTTAGATTTAGGATATGACTGGGATGACTTGCCGAATATAAATGATTTTGACTTTATAATTAAGCATAAAATTTCAAATCATGTTTATAAAAAAGGACTATCAAATGGTTAATATACGTTATACAGAGAGGTATCAAATAGATGATCGTTTATTTGATAGATGGGCTTATAAAATGGGCTTAAAAAAGGCAGTAGCTAAACAACACATAAAAGACAAATTCACAGAAATAACTAAAGAATTTCTAAAAAAGGAGGGCTTGAGGTAATGGAAAATATATTTGATTGGCTTTATATTTCAGAATCAATATTTAAAATTATAATGATGCTTTACATTATAAATGCTTGTAAAAAATACATAAGGGAGGAAAAATGAAAAGAAAACCGATTAATATAGAAGAGTTGTTAAGAGATCATAGTTTTTATAAATCAATACTAACCAAGATTTATAAATTCAATAGAGATATAAACAGAGATATAAAACAACATCTGCAAAAAGCAGACCTGGAGGACTATTAAAATGAAAGATTTAGTAAAGGTAGATAGAGATAGGCATTTTGTTGAGTGGTTAGAAGAAAATTTTAGCCTACACGACGTTGATATGATTTATAATGTTATTGAAGAGTTTAGAGATATGGACACAAAGCAAGGCAAAATTACATTTCTTGACTTTATAAATAAGGACTATTAAAATGTATGCGAGCGAATGTTGTGGGCAAGATCCGTTATATGACGTAGATAAAAAAGGTTTTGGTATATGTGGCTGGTGCAAAAAGCCAAGTAAATTCAAAAAAGAGGAGAAGAAAAATGAGCAAAATTAAGTTTATAATTTTAGGTTATATTTTGGCGATATGTTTAAATAGTTGTGATTTAAGCATGAGTTCTAACAATGAAGGTTTTGAAGTTAATAGTAGTTTAGGTTCTAGTCCTTATAATCCTGTATATGTTAGAATCGTTGAATAATACAACCTTTAGAGAGCTAAAGCATAGAGGAGTCCCTACCCCTGTCTCTAGGAGTAGGTTCCCTATGCCTTTAGAAATTACAACCTTCCGAGTCGCTTTCGTGCATACAAATTATAAATTAACCTATAATTTGCGAGATTTGATTTATTCATCGTTAATGATATATTCTCTACTCAAAATCTTTCGGATCGTATGTGGCTTTGAGAAACAACCCCTTTTGGTAACCACTTTAAACCATTATCGCCAAAAGTATCAAACCAAACCGATAACGGATTATAAATATATCATTATAATTATAAATTTGTCAAGCATTTTTATTTTGCTTGTTTATGAACTTATATTGATTTATATTCAATCTATGAATTATAACAAAGGAGAGTTAAGATGTTTAAAATACCAGAACAAATAAAAAAGATAGCAGAAAAATATAGGTTGAGTTTACCTAAAGACCAAAATGACAAAACCAAAGACATTTGGTGTGTAGGAATCAATTTCATATTGAAGCATGATGCAGTAAGCAGAATTGCAAACCATGAAGGAGTTGAGTTCTTTGAGCCTAGAGTAGAGATACTTTATAATAACACAGATTTTTTTGGGGTTGCCATAATGGGTAAGGGTAGAGTTGTAAGAATTGCAGATGGTGGCGAGGACTATACAAAAGAAGTCTGGACTACTTCTGACGCTACACGTGACAATGTAAAAGGTAAGGGTGGTTACTTCTTTAATATGGCAGAGAAAAGATGGAAAGATCGCCTTACATTAAAGCTACTAGACTTATATGAATATGGATTATATTCTGATGTAGAGGCAGAAGATTTTAAGAAAGAATCAGCACCAGTTAAGAATTATAACTTGGCTTCAGATTATATGAAGAATAATATGAGACAGATATTTAGTGCTAAAGGTGTTTATAATAAAGATAAAGCCGAAGCTATATTCAAGACACTAACCAAAACAAAAGGTCAAATGATAAAAGACTTAATGGAAAGTGGCA